AAGGGGTTTTATCAAAGAAGGGGTTTTAAGCAAGACTCATCTTGGTTACTATCCTTTAAACGAGAAAAAGGTTTATGTAGCCTCAGTAAGAGTCGGATACCAATCACACTTAGTAGCAATCGATCAAGGATTGGTCAGAGATACTTGGGATTGTCGTAATAGGCACGTAGGAATGGTATTTAGGAAACCTTAATCAAATAGGGGGCGAAAGCCCCCTTTTATTTACAGTTGTGCATATCATTTTTTTGTGTATATTGCAATAAATTTTTAAACATTAGACATGGCAGATTTAAATTTAGAGGGGTTAAACGACTCAGAGTTGTACAACCTCAACCTCATTCCCTTAGAGTTGAGTGAGAAGATCAAGAACCGTACTTGCTTTTACAAGTCAAATGAGTACAAACTAACACTCGAAGATGGAAAGTTAGTCTTAGAAATCTACGAGAAAAAAGAAAAGGAATACTATGAGTTATACTGAAGACCTTTTAAATCTAAGGCAAGCTGAGGTAACAGCTCTTAGAATAGAAAACGATGGACTGAGAAAGAAAATCGAGCAATTAAACATCGAGATTATAAACAGAGACTTTAAAATTCAACAATTAGAAGATGCAATTAACAAGTAAAATTACGCAAGTAGAACCCATAGGCACGTGGTCTAATGGACAGAGAACATTCAACAAGTTCAGAGTATCATTCGCAAACGGAGACACTCTTAGCTTTTTGGCGGTAAAAGACTTTAAAGCCAACGTAGGAGAGAATCTTACTTACGAAAAGAATCCGCAGTACAACACAGGAAAGATCATAAGAGATGATAATTACGAGAAGCCTTATGAAAAGCCTGCTCAACCTGCAGACACTCAAATACAGATCGTTCGACAGTCAATGCTTAAAGCAGCAGTCGAGTACCACGATGGCAATCGTTCTAAGACTGAGTACGAAGTAATAGAAACAGCGAGAAATTTTGTAAACTTTATAACCAATGGATAATATGAATATCAGAGGACAAATTAAATTGATCGGAGAAACCAAAGTCTTAGGAGCTAACGGCTTTAGAAAAAGAGACTTAGTAATCACTACTAAAGAGAAGTACCCACAGGACATCTTATTAGAGTTCGTTCAAGAGAAGACTGATTTATTAGACCGCTACAAAACAGGCGATGAAATAAGCGTGGCTATCAATCTAAGAGGTAGAGCTTACACCGACCCGCAAGGTCAGACTAAATACTTTAATTCTATTCAAGGGTGGAAGATAGACTCGGATGTTGCTGAAGTAACAACTGCAGATCATTCACCCGATAGAGACGATTTACCATTTTAATAATAGGGGAGACTAACCATCTCCCTTTTTTAGTTTTATTTAGTATCTTAAACTTATGATAGTAAGCATCAAAGAGATACTGAACACACTTAACCAAGTAAGAACAGGAGAATACAAAGAAGGACTAAAGACAGGCATAGATGAATTAGACAAGCATTTTCGATTTAAGAGACAGTTCTCAGTAATCTTAGGACACTCGAATGTCGGAAAGACTCAAACCATGCTTTACCTTATGTTTTTGTACACCCTAAGACATAACATTAAATGGCTTATTTTTTCAAGTGAGAATCAACCTTATCAGATATTTAAAAAGCTGTTAGAGTTTGATACAGGACTTCCAATAAATAAGATTCCTGAAAAAGAGATGACAAGTCGTATGGTTAGATTGGCTCAGTATTTTAACATAATAGACCCAAACGAACTTTATACCTATAAGACTCTACTTGCAGAAGCAAAGAGAATCAAGGAGAAGTTCAATTACGATGGACTTCTAATTGACCCGTATAACTCATTAGTAACAGACGTGAGCGCAGCGAAATTGGGAAAGCACGAATACGATTACTTAGCAACAACCGAAATGCTACACTTCTGTAATGAGAACAACTGTGCGATATGGCTAAACACCCACGCAAACACAGAAGCTCTTAGAAGAAAGCACGCAGCTTCTCACGAGTATGCAGATCACCCAATGCCTCCAATGGCTTCGGACGTAGAAGGAGGGGGTAAATTTGTGAACCGTGTTACAGACGCATTCTTTTGCATACACCGTTATACTCAGCATCCTACGGATTGGATGTACACGCACATTCACGTTAGAAAGATCAAGGATGTGGATAGTGGAGGTATGCCCACGTTCTTAGATGAGCCTATACGATTAAAATCATTAAAAAATAATGTCGGCTACGAAATAGACGGCAAAAACCTTGTCCAATTAATAAAAACAAAATGACGATTCAAATCGGAGATTACAACTTGCATTTTCAGCTCACGATATTACACGGCATAGCTGCGGGGTACATTTACTATGCGCCCGACTTAGAAGAAGACTTTGACGAAGAAACAGAAGACAGTTACAGCAGACATCAAGTACTATTTTTACTATTTGCCTTGATTGTCGATGTATGGAAGTCTTAAAGAAGCTATACGAAAAACACAAAACGTGGTGTAAGATAGTGGAGTCTTTTGGATGTAACCCCGAAACAGCAGAGGACATCGTTCAAGACATGTACATCAAAATACACAAGTTGGTAGAAAAAGGAACTGACATCACTTATGGCGATGACATTAACCACTTCTATATCTTTAGAACCCTGACAAGTATTTTCTTAGACTATAAGAGAAAAGATAGCAAGACGGGTACAATAGGTTTAGACGAGCTTGCAGATCAGATCGAGCAGGAAGATGAGGTAGACTATGATGAGCCTTACAATAAGGTCTTAGAGGCGATGACAGAGCTTTATTGGTACGACAGAAAAGTCTATGAAATTATCGAGAATGGAGAGAGTATCTCGGAGCTGAGTAGAAAAACAAACATCAGTTACTACTCGCTCTACAACACGTACAAGAAAGTGAAGAAATACTTAAAAGATAAACTATGAGAAAATTCTTTTGTATTCTGAAGTTAGGAACAATGGTTCACGGACTGACTGAGATTCTAACATTAGGTAACGCTTACGCAGTATCTTACAGGATAGCTAAGTTATTTGGAAAAAACGACTGCGGGTGTTACCAACGTGAGTTATGGCTAAATTGCTTAACTTGTAAAGACGACTGCGATGAATGAGGAAGACTTGAAGCTGTGGCAAGAGATTAGACCAACTCGAACTGCAACCTATTATCAACGCCAAAAGATGGCTGAACTGATGAGTAATTATTACGGAGTGAAGTATCAAGTACCCTGCGCATGTCCAAGTACTATTAAACAAATCATAAAACAATTAGACAAACTAAATGAGTCTTGAGGAAGCTATATTAGCAGTCTTAGAATTAGACGGATACAAGTTCCACACTAAGGAAAAAGACTTCGCTAAGGGATTAACACCCAAAGGAAGAACTTGCGCAATGGTCTTAAAGCTAAACAAGGTAAAGACCAAAATAATGATTTCTAAAAAGGATTTAGAGCGACTTGACACAGACGCAGAGGTGCAGCTCTATCTTTACGCAGACCCTGAGAAGAATTACACCTTTTGGATGAACGATATTGTATTAGGAAACGAAGTACAACACAATTTATTTGACGGAGTGGGATACGAATTAGAAGAAACACAAGCATCACTAATAACCAATAATCAATAATTATGCCCTTACCTAAACCAAGATCAGGAGAGAAACAAAAAGATTTCATGCAACGCTGCATGTCAGACAACACAATGGCAAAAGAGTTCCCAAATAAAGATCAGAGATTTGCTGTATGTGCAACTCAATGGAGGGAGCGATAAGATGCTTTTTGAAAATAAAACACCTCACCTGTTGTACCGAGAGTACAATAAGGATAGAAGACTGAATAGTTTTTTTAGTCCCAACAACATCGGAAAGTGTGTCAAGATATTTGATGATTACTTCCAAGCTGTAAAAGGCGATATTAATAAAGACGGATGGGAGCATTACTGTATAAGTAAGATTAGAAGAGAGAGTCTAATGAATGCAGTAGACTTCATGGCAGCAAAGTACAAGATAGACAAAGTAGATGCAGCAGAGTACGTACACTTCAGAGTAATAGGTCAGACTTGGAACGGTATGATGTATGAGATCAAGTGCATCAATACACTACAAAAATACTTTCCCAATCTAACCTTTAGAAAAACCCCTTACGAGATAGACGATCAGTACTGCACGGATTGGGAAGCGTACTCTGACAAACTACTATTCGGAATACAGATAAAGCCTGAGTCTTACATCTATATGAATACCCCCTATCAAAACAAAGCCAAAGAGAGACACCAAGAGCAGATAGAGAAATACAAAGAGAAATTCAAAGTACCTCACTACTTCGTGTATTATGCAGACGGTAAGATGATACAAGACGTAGACCTGTTCAATAAGATAAATACCTACCTCGCACTAAGCATTCAGGTTAATCTGTAGCTCAGAATAATTTTTTTCATTCAGAATTTGTTTATTAACGAATGTTGATATATATTCGTAGGTATAAAACAAATAGATATGTCAGACAAAACTTACTTACTGAAGCATCTACCCAAGATGAGCGACAAACAATTAGAGACTGAGATTAACAACCTCCAAGAGTCGTTAGCCTTAGCAAAACTCGAAAGACTCGAAAGAGTAGAAAGAAACCGTAATAAAAACGCATAAGACTTAAAATTCAAAACAAGACAGATATGATACTTAAATTCGGAAAACACAAAGGTCAGGACTTCTACAACACACCTAAATCTTATCAGGATTGGTTGTCAAATCAGGATTGGTTTAAAATGCCTAAACCACTTCACCAACAGCTTAATGGTTGGGATGGTCATAGCAAAAAAGGTCAAGCCGTTTATGATGCTATCTTTGAGCAAGAGAAGAAGCAGGCACTAAAGGATGACTGTAGACAAGGTATTTGCACTTGTTGTGAAGATAGTATGTATTACGGAATGTAAATAAACAGCCCCTTCGGGGGCTTTTCACTATGGATAAATTAGAATCATTTAAAGACATCAAGTACCACGAGGACATTCTATATGTTCTTGGACTTATTAAGGAGCAGCAGAAGCGTAAGCCTACTGACACCATTGCTAAAATGAGTAAGTGTATGACGGATATTGCCTTCTATGTGAACCACCTACAGCTCACACGTGAGAACTACGGTGCGATAGTGCGAGAGATGCACACCAAGATTTTAAAACTACAAGATGAGAACAGAGAACTCACAGAACAGCTCAGAGGATACACAGAAGAAGTGGACTTCAATCTACCAACCGAACAAGAAACCAAAGACAAGTAAATACTTTAACACAGAC